CCAACATTAGCAGGGCGAAAGGGAAAAGTAATCTTTATCACAACGCCCGAGGGAAGAAATTGGATATACGACTTATACAAGCTCGGAGAGAACGACGACGAATGGGAAAGCCACTCTGCCCCATCATGGATAAATCAGCATGAGTTCCCCCTTGGGTTAGAAGACCCTGCTATACTTGAACGAAAAAGAAATATGTCAAAAGAACTATTTGGACAAGAATTTGGTGCTGAATTTTCAATCTTCCAAGGAAAGGTATGGGACTTTAATAGGGAATTAGATGTCGGTGACTTTCCCTACGATAAAGACCTACCAACATATTGTTCGATTGACTTCGGATATAGGATGCCAGCAGTCATATTTGCACAAACCCAATGGATTGGAGACACAGAACACATAAGGGTTTTCGATTCTATTCTACACAAAGAAAATATTAAAACAGAAGATTTAATCAAGATGATTAAAATTAAAGGCTATCCAATCGTTTCATTTTATGGAGACCCAGCAGGTTCGAGTGTTCAAGGTCAAAGTGGGGCAGGTGATATGGAGATATTCAGGCGAAGTGGTATTAGAATTTTATGTATGAGAGATAGATTGAGCAGAAATATCACATCAAGTGTATCTTATGCGAGAGGATTCTTTGAGAGTGCCGACGGAACGAGGAGGGTTCATGTGGATAAGAAATGCAAGGACGTTATACAAGATTTTGAGGAATATCGCTATCCTGAATCAGAGGATGGAAAGCCAATTAAAGAAGAACCGATTAAAGACGGTTATCACGACCACGGGTGCGATGCCTTTAGGTATTTCATCACAAATAGATTCCCAATGAAAAACAAAGTAATGAAAAGGATTCAAAGATGATTGAACAATTAATTAAAGATAAATTGACCGAGGCAAAGCTGGGCAATGCTTTGAAAAAAAGGAAAGAGATTAGGAAATTCTTGAATTATTATTCAGGCACTTCAACCGAGTCGTATATTTCCGATTTTTTCACTGGAGACGCTTTCACGGAAATCCCGCCATCTTCCACAAATTTTACTCGTAAATTTATCAATAAGATAAGTAGAATTTATACCTTGGGAGCAAATAGGACTGTTGGAAATATGACAGAAACGTATAATAGTCTAATACCTACTAAGGATGTGCGAATGAAACATTCCGAGAGAATGACACGCTTATTGGGGACTATCGCAAATAGGGTATTCTGGAATAATGACAAATTCGATTACCGACCAATATACTATTTTGAGGCATATTTCGGTGAAGACCCATTCAAACCAGAAGCGATTATTTATCCATTGCTAAATAAAACATCTGATTTGTCAAATACAGTAGGATTGCAATGGGGCTATTGGGATGATGAAAAATACATCGTTCTCAATGAGGATGGTAAGCCCATTAGTGAGTCTGAAAATCCATACGGCATCTTACCTTTCATTTTCACTCATAGGGAAGACCAGATTGACTCTTTCTTTGTTGAGGGTGCAAGTGATATTATCAACTGCAATGAACAAGTGAACATTGGTCTTACAGAGATGAATCTCGGAATGAGATTTAATATGTTTGGGCAACCTTGGGTAAAAGGACTCCGTAGCGACCAGAATATGATGAGGTCTGGTTCTAATGAAATACTCGATATGGGAGACGAGGGGGAATATCACGTTACTTCTCCACAGGGGAATGTCGCTGAGGCGATAAATAACATCAAATTCCAAATAGAACTTGTGGCTTCTAATAATCATTTATGGATTCAATGGGCTGAATCAGGCGGTGAAGTGCCAAGCGGTATTTCATTGATGATTAAAGACCTTGAAAGGAAAGAGGATTATTTTGATGACATCGCCTTGTGGAGATTATATGAAAAAGATTTCTATGACGTGGAAAGAGTTATTGCGGAATATAACGGCATTATATTGCCCGAAGATTTCGGAATTGACTTTGAAGAAGTAGAATACCCAACCACAGTCCAAGACCAAATAGCAAAAGATAATTTCGACTTAGAACAGAATCTTATCACCAGAGCTAAAATCATGGTAAGGGACAATAAAGACCTAACGGTAGAACAGGCACAGGATATTATCAATGGCAACAGACAAACAAACGAAACGGAATCAAAACAATCAATCTTTGCTCAATTCCGTCAGGAAGCTGGACAAAATCAATGATATTGAGTTTGAATTGGAGGGAAATGTTGCTGAAATAATCAAAGACCCTACTGCTTGGGGCGAGCGTCAGGTGGAAAGACTTATCCTACAATATCAGGATAAATATTTTGAAGCAAAGCAATTAGGTGAGGAGTTTTGGGATGAAGTTAGAGATACGAGTAGGGGTTGATTTTAAAAAATTGGCAAATGAGATGCCAAAGATAATCGACGAGCAATTAGCAATTTCTGCTAAACAATCCGCAGAGAAAACAAAAGAAGCTATCAATAGCGGTAGCTTTGAGAGCCTAACGAAGAATACGATGTATATACGCAAAGAGGGACTCTCTCCCAACTCGGGCTACAAATCCACATTGTCTTCCAAGCCTCTCATTCATACTGGTTCGTTAGAAAAAAGTATTCAAGCGGAAGGTAATGTCTTAAAATTCAATGGGTACGGTGGAGTGCATCTGGATGATGGGGTGATAGCGAGAAACGGTTTTACAAACTATATGTATGCCAAGCATCAAAGGAATTTATCTGGTGCAAGGCGACCAAAGCGGGATTTTCTAAGAACCAAGCCTACCGATGAGGAAATGAAAAATAATCAAAAAAAATTCATCAATAAAGCCAAAAAAGCACTTCGACGTAAAACCCCACTTGTATTAAAATCATAAAATGAGTATATTATGCCAGAGAAATTAGATGACAANGATAGAGAAATACTTTTATGGATTGCTCTCGGATTATCTTATGATGTCCGAATCTTCGCAGAAAGACTTGGACAAGAAGTTGAACGACTTGTACGAAGTGGTGTTAGTGAACAATCAATTATTGGGGTTCTTGATGAAGACTTTAGTAGGTCGGGAAGAATCTTTGGTGAGTTCAAAAAGTCAATTAAACGAGGAATTGTGGGAGGAATTAACCAAGCATTCCGCAGAAGCGGAGAAATGGGGCAAAAGTTAAGATGGATTACTGTCTCGAAGAATGTTTGCCCAGATTGTGAAAGCCGTGCTGGAGAACTTGACACTTGGGAAGGTTGGGAAGCAAGGGGAATGCCAGCTTCAGGGTGGAGTGTTTGTAAGGAGTATTGTTACTGTCAGCTAATGCCAGAATCTATTGATATGGACGATACCTTGAAGATATGAGAAGATTTAAAACAATAAGATGGATTTGCAATGAATGTGAATGGGATTGGGAAACATTGTCTGTAATCATTGACGACAACCAAGAAGTAGAACAATGCCCCTCATGTAATTCGTTCTATGTCCGAGAAGCCGTAACCGCACCCTCTGTTAAATTCAGAGGGAGGGGATATTACGAAACTGATTATAAATAGTTTCCGTCGTTGCTCAAGAGAGGACGACACAACACAAAACAGGAGTTACCAATGAAAGTAGCAAGAATACCAATTCATTTCAATCGAGATGAATTTCTAACACCCTTTGACACAATGTTTGATAAAATTGTGCAAAACCAATTCCCAAACTTCCAAAAAGAGTTTGGCATATCCTTTAAGCACGGTGCTTTCCCGAAGGTAGATGTTGTAGATTATGACGATTGTGTCGTAATCGTAGCTGAAATGCCCTCAATGGAGAAAGAACTACTCAATATCGACGTAGAGGATGGAGTCCTAACAATGAGTGGCGACAAACATCAATTAGAAGATGATGATGCTCGTTACATTGTGAGAGAACTTAAACATTCATCATTTAAGCGTTCATTTGAATTAGGAGATAATTTATCAAGCGATATATCTGCCAAATTTGAAAATGGCGTTTTGAGGATTGAGATTCCTAAAAGGGAAAAAGAGGAATCAACCAAACGAAGTATTAATATATATTAATTATCTTATATGCCATATAAGATATATTTGAACTGTCTAAAGACTGTATAACCTTTTATATACCTTATATACTTGTATATAAGGGGTTAGTCTGTATTTGATGTGGTTTTAGGGTTTTTTAGCATTCTCACCGAGGAGAGACATTGGCAAAAAGCCCTTTTCCATATCAAATCTATCGGTATACCCCCCCCC